GCCGACATTCTCACGCAACGGGGCTCAAATATCCGGGCCTGGGGTACGATGGACAGCACGACGGCGGAAGGGGCCACCATGACCACGAACGGCGCGACACCGCGACGCAGGACTCCACGCAAGATGACCTACAGCCAGTCGGTCGAGAAGTACCTGCGCGAGTCGCAGTGGATCACGGACGCCGAGGCCCCCGCGGTGACGACGCTGCGGTCGCTGGCCGACGCCCTCGACAACGGGCCCCTGGTCCCGGCGCTCGTCGCCCAGTTCGGGATGACGTTCCGGGCGCTCCAGAAGCGCGAGCCCGCCGCCGCCGGCGAGAAGGACGAGCTGGACGGACTGCTCGACGATGCTCCCGGCGACTGAGCTCTGGCTGCCGACCCGCTACACCCCGACGCTCACCGGGACCGAGGACTTCCCTACCCACGGTGACTGGCTGCTGAAGATCGTGGACCGGGCGTGGCGGCTCCCCGACGGCTCCCGCATTGTCCTGGACCCGTGGCAGCGCTGGCTCATCCGCCACATCCTGGAGGTCTTCCCCGAGGGGCACCCCCGCGCCGGCCGGCTTCGGTTCCGGCGCGTCGTCGTGTCCATGGGGCGGCAGAACGGCAAGAGCGTGCTCGGCGCCATCTTCGGGCTGTACGGTCTGATCCGAGAGTCCGGCGCACTGGTCATCGGCATCGCCTCCAGCGCCGAGCAGGCCCGCATCATCTACACCCGGCTGCTCGCCGTCATCAAGGGCAACGCCCAGCTGGCCAAGCGCTTCGAGCGGCTGACGGACACGCGCGGCATCAGCGGCAAGTCCGGCTCGCGGTACGAGATCAAGGCCGCGAAGTCCGCCGCCGTGCAGGGCCTCGACCTCTCCGTCGGGCTCGCCGACGAGCTCCACATCATGAAGCCCGAGCTGTGGACCGACATGGTGAACGGCACCAAGGCCCGCAAGAATGGGATCGTCGTCGGCATCACCACGGCCGGCGACGACACGAGCACGCTCCTCCTGGACCTGTACAGCCAGGTCGAGAAGCAGGGCGAGGGCTCGCGGTTCGGCTACTTCATCTGGGAGGCGCCCGAGGCGTCGATCCCGATGAACCCCGACAAGACGCCGAACGAGGCGCTGCTGGGCGAGTACCTGGCGGCCGCCAACCCGGCCATCGCCTGCGGGCGCATCGACCTGGAGGAGGCCGTCGAGTCCACGCTGTCGATGCCCGAGGTCGACGCCGTGCGCTACAACCTCAACCGCTTCGTGAAGTCGACGAACTCGCTGATGCCGCTGAGCCTCTGGATGAAGTGCGCCGGGGTGCTGGAGGCGCCGGTGCGTCCCGTCTTCGCGATCGACAGGACGCCGGACTGGGGAGCAGCCACGATCGCCGCGGCGTGGCAGGCCGCGGACGGCCGCATCCACACGCAAATCGTCGCAGTCCTCATCAAGCCGACGGTGGAGCGCCTCGCCGCCGTGTGCATGGAGCTGAACCGGCACAGCCCGAAGGCCTTCGTCGCCGACAACTACGTGCTGAAGGATCTGCTCGCCGTGCTGAAGCGCTCGGGCCTGACGACGCGGGCCATCACGCTCGCCGACGTCACCTCCGGCTCGGAGATGCTCTACGCCAAGGTGAAGCGCCAGGACCTCGTGCACGCGAGCGACCCGCTGCTGACGATCCAGATGCCGAAGACGGTGCGGAAGAACGTCGGCACGACCTTCCGGATCTCGCGGCTGCCCGGCGCGGAGATCGACGGCGTCATCGCCACGATGGAGGCCGTCTACGCCGCCGAGGTCGTGCAGGACATCGGCGATCAGTTGTTCGTCTGAGGTATGGTGTACGATTCGGCCATGGGGAGAATCCTGGAGTGGCTCGGTCTGGAGGAGAGGTCGGAATCGACCTCTCCTTCCACTGATTCCCCGAGCCCTGGCGTCACCCCGCCCGCGCGGTCCCAGTTCACCTCTCGGGACGCCACTTCGCTGTCGACGGTCTATCGCGCGCTGAGCATCCTGGAGACCTCCGCGATGCAGCTGACGGTGGACGTCTGGCGCGGCGAGGAGCAGGTCGAGCGGCCGGCCCTCGTGCGCAAGCCGGCCCTGAACGACACCGGCTCGGCCTTCTACGGCATGACGACCCTGAGCATGGCGACGTCCGGCGACTTCTACTGGAAGCTCCAGCGCAACGCCCGCAACGAGGTCAGCTCCATGCGGGTGCTGAACCCGTGGGAGTGCGACCCGTCGATCGACGAGAACACCGGCGTCGAGACGATCTCGTACAAGGGCAAGGAGTACAGCACCAAGGAGATCTACCACGGTCGCCTGATGCGCATCCCCGGCTCCGCCCGCGGTCTCGGTCCGATCCAGGCAGCGCGCGCCGAGCTCCATGGGATCCACGACCTGACGAACTGGTCGAGCGGGTGGTTCTCGTCCGGCGACGTCCCCACCGGCATCCTGAAGTCCGACCAGCCCCTGACCCAGGAGCAGGCCGAGGCGAACAAGGAGCGCTGGAAGGCGCGCGACGCGCACGACGTGGCCGTGCTCGGCTCGGGCCTGGACTACCGGCCCATCATGATCTCGCCGAAGGACGCCCAGTTCATCGAGAACCAGAACTTCTCGGTGGTCCAGGTGGCCCGCCTCTTCGGCATCCCCGCGGCGCAGCTGCTGGCGGCCGTCGAGGGTGGCGCGCAGACGTACCAGAACATCGAGCAGGCCGACCTCCAGTTCATCCGGTGGACGCTGATGCGCTACCTCCGCGAGATGGAGGAGGCGCTCTCCCTGATCCTCCCGGGCATCCAGACCGCCCGGTTCAATCTGGACGGCCTCCTGCGCCCCGACACGAAGACGCGCTACGAGGCGCACGGCCTGGCTATCACCGGCGGCTGGATGCTCCCCGAGGAGGTCCGTAAGATCGAGGGCCTCCCGACCATCACCCTGCCGAAGCCGGCGGCACCTGTCCCGAACCAGGAGGAGTCATGACGCTCGATCTGAGCAAGGTGGAGGAGGTCCAGACCCGCGAGTTCGAGGTCCGTGCCGTCGACACCGAGAAGCGCGAGTTCACCGGCATCGCGGTGCCGTGGGACGAGGACGCCGACATCGGCGGCTGGTACACGGAGCGCTTCGAGCGCGGCGCTGTCGTCGACAGCGACGACGCTAAGCTGTGGTGGCGCCACGAGGAGCCGATCGGCAAGATCGTCTCCCACCGCGACACCGACGCCGGGTGGGAGATCACCGCCCGCATCTCCGAGACCCCGCGCGGCAACGAGGCGTACACGCTGCTGAAGGACGGGGTCGTCGACCGGCTCTCCATCGGCTTCCAGCCGATCGAGCACCGCGTGGACGAGGAGAACGAGAAGGTCATCCGGACGAAGGTCCGGGTTCGAGAGACTTCCCTCGTACCGATTCCCGCGTACGATGGGGCCAAGGTCGGCGCGGTCCGCGCTGCTGACAACCACACGAAGGAGGTAGCCGACATGGCTACGGAAGTCACCAAGGCGGACCTCGACGAGGTTCGCAACGGTGTCGAGGAGCTGGACCGGAAGTTCGACGCCAGCCTCGCCTCGCTCACCGAGAAGCGCGACGACAAGCCGGTCATGGAGTTCCGCTCCTTCGGCGAGTACGTCAAGGCGCTCGCCAAGGGCGACGAGAAGGCGAACCGTGCCTACACGGGCGCCGTGTCCGGGGACACCGTCATCCACGACGGCTGGCTCGGGGCCACGCTGAAGCTCATGGAGCAGCGCCAGCGCGTCACCAACGCGTTCCAGCACACCCACGACCTGCCTCGCGAGGGCATGAACGTGGAGTACGGCTTCGTCGAGACCGACACCACGCAGGTCGGCGTGCAGTCGTCCGAGGGCGACGACCTCCTGTTCGGTAAGGTGTCCATCGGCACCGACACCGCGCCGGTCAAGACCCTCGGTGGCTGGACCTCGCTGTCCCGCCAGGCGATCGAGCGCACCAGCGTCAACGTGCTCGACGTGTCGTTCCGGGCCATGGCCCTGAAGTACGCTCGCGCCGTCGAGCTGCTCACCCGGGCTACGATCACCGCCTCGCTGGCCACCGCCAACGAGGTCGAGGCCGACCTCACCACGCAGGACGGCGTCGTGGCCGGGATCATCGACCTGGTCGAGGCGTTCGAGGCCGTCGGGCAGAACCTGGACGGCCTGTTCGTCGCCAAGGACGTCTTCATGGGCCTCCTGGCCGTGGAGGCCACGGACCGGATCCTGCAGGTGACGCAGGCCCCGACCGACAAGCTCGGCACGCTCACCATCCAGTCGGTCGAGGGCAACATCGCCGGCCTGAAGGTGCAGCTGTTCCCGGGCGCCACGTCCGGTCTGGCCTTCGGCTACGACTCGGTGGCCGTCCGCACCCAGGAGAGCCCCGGCGCCCCGCTGCGGCTCCAGGACGAGAACGTCGTGAACCTGACCAAGGACTTCTCGGTCTACGGCTACGCGACCTCGTTCACCGAGTTCCCCGACGGGCTGATCAAGCTCACCGAGGCCGGTTCCTGACCATGGCTGTCACCGCTGCCGACCTCCTGGCCTACGTGAACGGTTCCGCGGCCGACAACGACTTCGCTGAGGAGTGCCTCGACGAAGCGACCGAGCTCGTGGACCTGTACGTGGGTACCGTCGTCGTGCCCGAGTCGATCTACGACCGGGCCGTCAAGGAGGTCGGCAGCGAGCTGTTCCACCGGCGCCAGGCGCCCAACGGGGTGGCCCAGTTCGCCACGCCGGACGCCGCGCCCATCCGCATCGCACGCGACCCGATGGTCGGGGCCTACCCGATCCTCAACCGCGTGCCGGGGCTGGGGGTCGGCATCGCATGACGCTCAACGAGACCCGGCAGACCATCCTCACCGCTCTCACGAGCGGCGAGGACCCCGTCGTGGACGAGACCGCCGGCTACGGCTTCATGCCGGGCCGGCTCTCGGGGACGGCGATCATCGTCCTGCCGGGCCAGCCGTACCTCAGCAGATCGGACTCGACGCCGTTCGGGTCCTTCGACGTCAACCACACCGTGTCGCCCGCCGTCCGCGCGGGAGACAACGAGACCATCACCAAGCAGCTCGACGAGCTCATCGAGAACACCGTCGTAGCATTGGTGAACGCGGGCGTGTCCGTCGCCGAGACGAGCACGCCCTACCCGCTGGACATGAACAGTGCCCAGTTCATCGCGGTGGACATCACCGTGATCCAGACCGTAAAGCTCTGAAGGGAGCATGGCCATGAGTGGTTCCACTCGCATCAAGGGCGTCGCACTGGCGCTGAAGCTCGGTTCGCCGGCCGTCGACTACTGGTGCGACGTCACCGCGGCCACCATCACGAACGACGAGGGCGACACCGACGTCATCACGTTCTGCGACGCTGCCGAAGGCAACGACCGGCAGTACTTCCTCAACATCACGGCGATCCAGTCCACGGACGTGGACGGCCTCTGGCGCTACACCTGGGACCACGCGGGCGAGGTCGTCGGCTTCACGTACGCGCCGCACGGCAACGAGGTCCCCACGGCGTCGCAGCCGCACTTCATCGGCACGGTGAAGATCGGCCCGCGGCCGACCATCGGTGGCGAGGCCGGCCAGTCGAACACCTACACGTTCGAGAGCGTGTGGGAGATCGAGGGCGTCCCCGTCCTCGACGACGGCTCCGGAAGCTGATCATGGCGGCCGGCGACTTCGAGATCGCGCAGGGTGATGTCCGGCTGAAGGTGGAGGGCCTCAGCCGGACCATCCGCGCGCTCTCGAAGGCCGGGGCCGACGCCCAGGACATGAAGGACCTGATGCACAGCATCGGGAACCTCGTGGTCCGCGCGGCGAAGGTTCCGGTGCTCACCGGTCGCCTCTCTGGCACCGTCCGGGCGGGTCGCGGCAAGACCAAGGCCGTGGTCCGCGCGGGCGGTGCCAGGACTCCGTACGCGGGGGTTGTCCACTACGGCTGGCCTGCGCGTAACATAGAGCCCAACGAGTTCCTCATCGAGGCGCTCAACCGTGAACGCAGCGACGTCCTCCAGGCGCTCGACGCCGGGCTGGAAGAGCTGCTCCGCAAGAACAAGCTGATCTGACTGGGAAGGGACCCACACCATGTTCGACGTCAAGAGCCTCACGCTCGGCGAGATCGACCGCATCGAGGAGCTGTCCGGCCGCTCCATCGACTCCATCGGGGACGACGGCGCGCCGAAGGGCAAGATGCTGGCCGCGATGGTCTTCGTCATGAAGCGCCGCGAGCACCTCGCCGCGGGCCGCCCGCCGAGCCCCACCGACTGGAACGACGCCCTGGGGATGACCATGGTCGAGGCCAACGCCGTGCTCGGCATCACGAAGGACGAGCCGCAGGACGCCCCCGCCGAGCCGGAGCCCAAGGCCCCCGGAGCCGGCGTGCAGCCGCCGGCGCGCCCCGAGACCACCAAGCAGCTCGACTCCCAGGTCCTGGAGGTCCGCGAGGACCCTCAGGTGCCCGAGGCGTAGCGACGGGACGGGTGAAGGAGATGGCGAACTTCGTGGTCCATCTCGGCTTCACTCCGGACGCCTACTGGGCGCTGCAACCCGCCGAGCGCGAAGAGATCGTCAAGACGTACAACGCAAAGGTCGCCGCCGCAAACCGCCGGCGCTAAAACTCCCGGCCGGTCTTGGGCCCCTTCCCCCGAGGCCGGCCGGGCTCCACGAGAGGACAGGTCATGGCCGGTCAGACCATCTCGGTGTCCGTCCTGGCCGACACCAAGAAGTTCAGCAAGGCGTTCCAGGACATCGGGAACGAGACCAGCGGCCTGAGGAAGCTCGCCGGCGGCCTGAAGACTCTGGCCGTCGGCGTCGCCGCGCTCGGGGCCGCTGCAGGTGCTGGGGCGTTCAAGCTCGGCAGCATGGCCAGCGAGGCGGAGCAGTCCCTCGGCGCCGTGGATGCTGTGCTCGGCTCGTCGGCGCGCCAGTTCAAGGCGTGGACGGACGAGAACGCCGCGGCCTTCGGGCTGACGGAGCAGGTCGCGAACCAGGCCGGCGCGCAGTACGCGGCGCTCGGCAAGAACCTGGGCATCGCGGAGAAGGACCTGGCCGACTTCGGCCAGCGCGGCATCGAGACGGCGGCCGACATGGCTGCGGCGTTCGGCGGCGACACCACGGAGGCGCTGGACGCTCTGGGCGCCGGTCTGCGTGGCGAGTTCGACCAGCTGGAGAAGTACGGCGTGAAGCTCTCCGCCGACCTCGTCAAGCGCAAGCAGGAGGCCGAGGGCATCACGGCCGCGGCCGCCACCGAGCTCCTGATCCAGGAGCAGCTGGGCGGCGTCATCGGCCAGAACAAGCGCGAGTACGACACCTGGGCCGCCACGACCGCGCGCATCAAGGCCGACATGCTGAATACGCTGACGGCGGCCGGCGGCATCGTGCTGCCCGTCATGGAGCTCGGGGCCACGCTGGTCGAGGCGCTGATCCCCGCTGAGCAGCTGGAGGAGTTCTTCGAGCGCGGCGCCGAGAAGGTCCAGGGCTACGCGGACGGCCTCCGTGCCGTGTTCGAGGAGGCCGGCGGCGGACTGGCCGGCGTGAAGGCCGTCGGCACGGAGATCTTCGACAGCATCCAGGACGGCCTCGCGAACGCCGTCGACACCGCCGTCGCGTGGGTGCGGGGCGGCGGCATCCAGGAGCTCGTGATGGGCTTCCTGGAGTGGCGCGAGAAGATCTTCACCGCGGTGCTGGAGGCGGCACCGGGCATCGTCGAGGGCCTCGCCAGCGCGCTGCCGGACATCCTGCGCGGCGTGCTGAGCATGGTGCAGGGCATCGTGAAGCTCCTGGCCGACAGCGCCCCGAAGCTCCTGGACGCCGCGGCCGTCGCGTTCGAGGGGATCATCGAGGCGCTCGTCGAGATCATCCCGCCGCTGCTGACCACGCTCGTCGGCGCGCTCCCGAAGCTCGTAAAGACGCTGCTGGGCATGCTGCCGAAGCTGCTGACGTCCGCCGTCAAGCTGTTCTCCTCGCTCGTCGAGGGGCTGCTGAAGGCTATCCCCGAGATCATCAATGCGCTGCTGGACCTGCTGCCCGAGCTGATCGAGACGATCCTGGGCATGATCCCCGACCTCGTCACGACGGCCATCGAGCTGTTCGTGTCCCTGGTCGAGGCTCTCGCCATCGCCGTCCCGCAGATCATCGAGGCCGTCGCCCAGATCCTGCCGAAGCTCGTGACCACGCTGATCGAGATGATCCCGACCATCATCATCACGGCGATCGAGCTGTTCCTCGCGCTCATCACCGGCCTGGCCAAGGCGCTGCCGAAGATCATCGTGGCGATCGTGAAGATGCTGCCCCAGATCATCGAGGCCATCATCAGCATCATCCCCGCGCTGATCGACGCCGGCGCCGACCTCCTGGAGGGGCTGCTCGACGGCATCGAGGACTACTGGCCGGACATCAAGAGGTGGTTCAGCAAGACCCTGCCGAAGTGGATCGACGACATCCTGAAGACCGCGGACACCTGGCTGAAGACGGAGGGCGTGAAGCTCCTCGTCGGCCTACTCGCGGGCATCCTGGAGAAGTGGCGTGCCGTCAGGGACTGGTTCCGCGACCGCAAGCAGGCCGTCAAGGACTTCTTCTCGTCGGCCGGCGACTGGCTGGTCCAGTCGGGCAAGAACATCATCCAGGGCATCCGCGACGGCATCCGAGAGCGCTGGATCGCGGCGCGCGACTGGTTCCGCGGCCGCAAGCAGGCCGTCAAGGACTTCTTCTCCACCGCCGGCGACTGGATCTACAACGCGGGGTGGAACATCATCAAGGGCTTCCTCTCCGGGCTGAAGGACAAGTACGAGGACGTCAAGGACTTTATCGGCGGCATCGGCTCGTGGATCGCCGACAACAAGGGCCCGAAGGCCTACGACCTGAAGCTGCTGGTGAAGAACGGCGGCTGGATCATGCAGTCGCTGGAGACGGGGCTGAAGAAGGGCCTGCCCCGGATCAAGAGGACGCTGGGCGAGGTGGCCAAGACCATCCAGGACACCGACCTCGGCGTGCTGGAGCCGTCGTTCGGGGGTAACGGTAGGCTGGGGCTGGACGTGGCAGGTGCGGCACTCGCAGGCGGCGGGAACTACTACAACATCGCCGTCACCGTCCCTGTCGGGGCGTCGGCCGCCGACGTCGGCCGCGAGCTCGTCAAGTACATCGAGAAGTTCGAGCAGCAGAACGGAAGGAGGCGCGGCTGATGGCTATCACCTCGTACGGGTACCCGGGCACCGACTCGCCGGGCGACGTCATCTCCCGGTTCGGCTCCTTCGCGGACGACTACGCGGTCGCCGGCGCAGGGGACCTGCTGGGGTCGATCGTCCCGGGCAGCGGCACGCGTCGTGTCGAGCTGGCGCCCGGGTACTCGTACGGCAAGGGCGTGCTGGTCCACAGCGACGCGACGGAGAGCGTCGACCTCTCGGGGCCGTCCGGCTCCTCGCAGTGGAAGGCGATCGTCCTGAACCGGTGGGTCGGCGCATCCCCGTACTCCTCGACTATCAGCGTGGTGAACGGCACGTCGAGCCGCGCCATCCCCGATCTCTCCACGAGCGACGGCGGCTCGCTGGACCAGGACCCGATCGCGCTGTGCCGCGTCACCAGCTCTACCGAGGTACAGGACATCGTGGACCTGCGCCTCGTCTGGACGGGCAAGGGCAACTACATCGCCTACTCTGACCTCGGCATGGGGCGCCTGGACGGCGTGCGGGGAGCCATCGTCTACCGCACTGACCTCGACTCGACGTGGATCTACAGCGAGACCGGCTGGATCCCCTACAACCCGCAGCCGGACTCCACGCGCTTCTACGTGGAGACCCTGACTATCCCCGACAGCGGCGCCTTCGTCATCGGCCGCAGCTTCGTGGGCGACGCGCTCACGGAAGCCGACGTCGAGCTGGAGTGGACGGACATCGGCTGCGAGGCCCGCAACGTGCACATCGAGCGCGGCGGCAAGCGCACCGGGGTCGCCACGACCCTCGACGTCGGCACGCTGTCCATGACCACCGTCAACGCCTGGGACCCCGCGGACCACCCGACCATCAAGCCGAACACGCCCATCCGCGTGGAGGCCGACGTGCCGACTGGCGTCCAGGACTTCGGCTGGGACTGGAATGCGGGGGAGACGGTGGTCTGGGAGAACGTCAGCGAGACCGGATCCGTCACCATCGGCGCCGACCCGTGGGGTACAGGCACCGCGCTGCTGATCGACAAGGAGGCCGGCTCGTTCCCTGGCGCCGAGTCCGGCGTCTACGTCATGGACGGGTCGATCAAGGTAGAGGTCGTCGCCAGGAACTACGACGTCGCCGGCGCCGGCTCCGGCGCGATCCGGCTCTACAGCGCTGGCACCAACACCGTCCTGGCTCAGGGCAACGCTACGTCCGGCGCCTACACCACGGTGACCCTGGACTACTACGCGTCCGAGCCTACCCCTGTGTACGTGTCCATCACGGGCAGCAGCTTTTCCACCGCCGTGCGGTCGGTGCGCCTGTTCAACGACGTCACGACGTTCGAGCGCACCCGCCTGTTCACGGGCAACCTGGAGGACGTGCAGGTCGACTTCGACCGCGAGGACAACACCTTCGTGACGATCACGGCCGCCGACGCCGTGAAGCAGCACAACAACGTGCAGCGCTACGGCGCCGTCGTCGAGGGCGGGGTCGGCTACGAGCCGTGGGCAAATCGGATCCGTCGCCTGGCCGCGAGCGCCATCACGGACGTGAACGTCCCCGGGCCCGAGGCTGACCAGTCTCGTCAGGTATATCGCTATAACTCCTTCCGGACCCACCCGACGACGTTCACGGGGCGCAAGGATGGGTGGGACACGTACGGCGAGCTCAGCGGTGGCACACTTGATGGGCCGTACGGGAGGACGAGGAAGTGGTCGGACGACGACATGCTCCTCTGGCGACGGTTGTCGACCGCGAACATCTCGATCACGCCCGGCTCCACCGGTGTTCGGCGCACGCTGACAGATCTTAAGATCGGAGCACACTATCGCGTCCAGGTGGGCCTCTTCACCTACTACAACCCGCCGTCCGGGTTCACTACATGGGCCATCGGCGTAACCGGGAAGGGGTGGGGCGAGCCGGCGACCCAGGTCGTCGATCAGCTGATCCCGCTCTCCTACGAGTTCACTGCCACGGCCACCAGCCACCAGGTGAACATCGCGCTCTATATGACGGGCAGCTACGACGCGACGTTCCTCAACGACTACGTGTACATCTACTTCTCCGACATCACCGTGCTGGAGACAACGACCGACCTCGTGCTCCAGGACGTCGTCTACGAGTCCAGCCTGGCCAACCACTTCGACCTCGCCAGCAACTCGGTCGGCGGCTCCTGGTGGGTCGACGAGTACAACGTCACGCAGTTCGCCGCGTCGCTGTCCGGGACGGACCCGCTGGTGGCCCGCTTCAGCGACGTGCACGAGGACATCCCGATCGCGGGCGCCGCGCCGCACGTCTGCTACACGGACGTCCAGGTCGGGTACGACACGACCAACGTGGTCAACGAACTGGCCGTGGTCAACCACGGCCGCGACGCGGTGACGGGTGACGCGGCGGACGTGACCTACGGCGTCCGGGACGTCACGAGCTCGGCGAACTGGGGGCCGCGCCAGGCCACGATCGACACCTCGCTGAAGAACGACGGCACCTACACCGGCGCCGTGGACACCGTGGCCGGGTGGATCCTGGAAGCGTCGAAGGACGCGGCCCTCGCGGTCACCTCGGTCACGTTCCGGGGCGACAAGTTCGCGAACGTACAGCAGGCGCTCGACATCAACTCCCGGGTGTCCGTGACGCGGCGCGGCGTAGGCTACCCGTGCAGGGTCACCTCCATCACCCACGACATCGAAGCCACCACCGGGCGCTGGTTCACGACCCTCGGCCTGACGAAGGAGATCAACAATGGCTAACAGCCGTACGTTCGTCGATGCGGAGCTGCTCACCGCATCGCTCATCAACGCCTACCTGGTCAACCAGGTGCCCAACGCTGGCGACGCCTACGACACGGGTTGGGTATCCGTGACGTCGTTCGCCGCCAACTTCGAGAACTACGGCGTGTCTCTCGGCTCCGACCACCACCTCAGCGTGCGCCGAATCGGCATGCAGGTGGAGCTGCGGGGCATGGCCAGGCGGATCAACTCGTCGACTAGCTCGTCGGTGGACATCTGCACCCTGCCCACGGGGTTCCGGCCCGCCCAGCAGATGCTGATCGGCGTTATGCACAACGGCACGTGGACCACCGGACCGGCCTCTGCTGGCACGGCGCACACCCACTCGCCGATCAACTCCACCGTGCTCGGGCCCATCGTCCGGGCCGTCATCAGCCCCTCCGGCGTCATCGCGATCACGCAGTCCTCGAACTTCACGCTCGAAGTCGATGACTGGGTCACCCTCTCCGGGCTCAGCTGGTTCCTGGGGTGACGGAGATGCCCGACTCGCAGCCCTACATCACCAAGCCCTGGTGGGCCAAGCTCGCCGAGGCCACCTTCTACGTCGCGGGCTACCTGCTCACCGCGGTCGCCGGGCTCATGGCCATCATCTACGTGGACGCATTCCCCGCCCGCGAGGGAGGCTACGCGCTCGTCGCGGCCGGCCTCCTCGCGACCATCGGCGTGTGCACCCGCTACTACAACCTCGAACTCGTCGCGCTGTGGCCCGTCCTCACCGGCCTCGGCGCGATCGTCCTCTGGCTCGTCCTGAACGACGCACAGGTCGTCGGGTGGCTCGTCGCCGCGCTGATCCCCCACTACGCGCGACGCCTCCTGGTTTTGGTACTGATCGCACGGCGAGCCCGCCGTCTGCACACCATGGGGGTCCAGGATGCCGGAGTGGTATGAGATAGCCGTTGGTCTACTGGCGGCCGTCGGAGGGGGCGGCGGCCTGCTCGCTGCCTGGAAGGCGTGGATGTCGTGGCGTGACGGCGTCCAGCAGCGCGAGTCCGCGCCGACGGAGCGCCTCGTCGCGCACCTGGAGAAGCGGCTCGCCGAGCAGGGCGAGCGCATCGCGCACCTCGAAGCCGCCCGCGAGATCGACGGCGCCTACATCACGCTACTCGTCCTAACCATGGCCGGTGCCGGCATCACGCCGCCGCCGCGCCCCAAGCCCCCGGAGAAGCCATGACCCAGACCCTGGTCTACCCAGTCCGCCCCGGCGACGACAACGAGGAGCTGCGCTACAGCCTGCGCTCCCTCGGCAACCGCAACGTCGAGGTCATCATCGTCGGCCACCGCCCGTGGTGGGTGAAGCCCGACCTCTTCATCCCGGGCAACCAGGAGATGGGGAAGTGGCACAACGTGCCCGCGAACATCCGCCTCGCCGCCCGCGAGCTCACCGGGGAGATGATCGTCATGAACGACGACTTCTTCCTGCTGTCGGGCGGCTTCCCGATGATCCGGCACCGCGACGACATGGTGAGCCACGCCGGCAACTGCAAGCCGTCCGCGTGGCGCACGACGCTGGAGGCCGTCTACGAGGTGTGCGGCCCGAAGGCGAAGAGCTACGAGCTGCACGAGCCGTTCCGGTGCGACGCCGAGAAGATGGTCACCGCGATCGACGTCGCCATGACGACGACGCCCCTGCCCGCGCAGTGGCGCTCCGTCTACGGCAACCTCTACGCCCCGAACGCGCGCAAGGGCGTCGACCCGAAGTGGCGTCCAGGCCGGCCGATCCCCACGAAGGGCTGGCTGTCCACGAGCGACCGGACGTGGGCCGAGGCTGGCAAGGAGCTGCGCTCGCGGCTCGTCACGCCGTCGAGGTGGGAGCGATGACCGCCATCCTCGTGCCGTGGAGGACGGACCACGGGCCCCGCGCCGCGATCTACCGCCGGGTCCGCGCGCAGATGGAGGAGCTCGGCTGGCCGATCATCGAGGCCGACAGCGGCGGCCAGCCCTTCTCGATCGCCGCTACCTGGAACCGGGCCTTCGAGGCGTGCGACGACGACGTCGTCGTGCAGTGGGGCGCCGACTTCCTCCTGGAGGACGTGAACACGCTGCGCATCGCCGTGCGCCTGGCGGAGGCGGGGCGTCCCTACGTCTACGCGTTCGACCGGGTGACCAAGCTGTCCCTGGGCGAGACCACGCTGCTGCTACGGGGCCGCCGGGCGCCGCGCCGCGACGACAAGCCGCCGTTCGGTGGGGTCCGCGCGGTCCGCCGCGAGGTATGGGAGGCCGGCCGCTACGACGAGCGCTTCGTCGGCTGGGGCCACGAGGACCGGGCCTTCGTCCACGCCATGCGGATCAACGGCTACGACCGCACCCGGGTCCCCGGCCAGATGATCCTGCTGCGGCACCCGGGACGGGCTCACGCGAAACGAGGCGACGCCTACTACGCCAACGAGGCCGCCAACCTGGCGCTGATGCGGCGCTACGAGGCGGCACGTACCCGTGCGGCGCTGGAGGTGCTACACTCGGAGTCCACGGTAGCTCCCTTCGTCGGGTAGCGCGAAGGCCCCGCCTCTCAGGAGACGGGGCCTTCGTTCTGCTCGGGGCTACTCGATCGCGTCGGCCGCGGCCTTCAGGCGGTCGGCCCACTTCTTCGGCTCATGGCACGGGCAGTCGCAGGGCTGCTTGCCGTGGCACCAGCACTCGTGGCCGCCGGCGCTCACGGGACCATCCAGCTCGTCGCGGGGATGGTCACCGGTGCGCTGTAGGGCGCCGGGGCCCAGGTGTTCTCCACGGTGCCCGGCACGCTGTCGACGATGTTCATGGTGACCACGTCGAAGTGCTGGCCGACGACCTCGCGGCTGGGCATCTTGTCGGGGCCGACCACGAGCCACGCCGCCTGGCGGGTGCCGTGGTAGCGGGAGACGTAGAAGATGGGGAGGTAGCAGCGGCCCTCGTGGACCACCGGGGTGCCCTCGCGGGGCTCCACGTCGCCGCCCGGGGTGAGCACGCGCTGTCCGCCGGTCTCGGTCTTGCGCTCGTCGAGGAACATGGTCAGGACTCCTTCATCTCTGCTTCGTAGGCCTCGACGTATGCCGCCTTGGCCTCCCTCTGGATCTCGCGGGACCACTCGTTGTCGTGCTCGGCGTAGACCTCGTTCATCGCCTTCCGGCCGGCGCGCAGGGCCCGGCGGTAGCGGTGGACCTGGGCGGCGTCGGCGGGGGCCATCGGCGTGCCGTCGGAGTAACGGGGGTGCTTCACGGTAGTGCCTCTCTCTCGGTGCTTCCTTGTGCTACTACAGTAGCACAGACCTACTCCTGGATGTCAACCCAGTAGACGAGGGTCCGCTCGGGGTTGCTCTTGTGACCACGCTGGATCTGGCCCTCGGCGTGCAGCGCGGTCAGACGGTTCCTCGCCGTCTTCAGCGCGGCGCTGATCTGCTGGCCCTTCATCTGCACGGCCTCACGGGCGATCTGCTCGGCGGTGAAGCGCTGGCCCGCGTTCTCCTTCAGGAAGGCCAGGATGCGCACGGGGGCGCTCGCCAGCTTGTCCTCGCGGTCCTCGGTGGCCTCGGTGGCCACGGGGGCGTCCAGGACCCACCCATCGACGGGGCGCAGCCAGAACGACGCCAGGCCGATGTCGCCGACCTTCCCGTCGCCACGGGCCTTGCGCAGCCCGCCGTTGCGGTCCTTGCTGAGCACCAGGGAGGCGCGGCCGCCCTTGCCCGGCGAGAACTGCTGGGTGACGATGCAGCGGATGTACGAGCCGTCGATGACCCGCTTCTTCGCCGCGGCGCCCGACGCGCCCTTGGTACGGGACTCCTCGCCCTTCGCGAGGTGGTCGATCGCCACGACGGCGGCGCCGGCGCGCACCAGGCGCTTCATGACCCGCTGGTGGACCCAGGTGAAGTCGTCGTCGAGGTTGCTGTTCTTGCCGTAGGAGGCCACGATCTCGCCGATGCTGTCCAGGGTCACCAGCGCGGGCTGCTTCACCACGAGGTCCGCGACGACGGCGTCCAGCATGAATCCGTCCTCGGGCTCGGTGTAGAGGAAGAGCTCGGGCTTGCCGAGCTCGGCCGGCGTCGCCCCGAGCTGCAGCAGCCTGGCCACGGTCTCCGCCATGCCGTTGTGGTCCATGTCGACGACGACGGCCATGTTGCCCGCCTTGATGGTCTCGACGACGGCCGCGAGCGCCACCCACGTCTTGCCCGACTCGGGGTCGCCGTAGACGACGTTGTACTTGCCCTCGTAGAAGAGGCCCAGACCATCGGAGCAGCGCAGCAGGCCGGGCACCGGCGGCTCGGGGAGGTCGCCGGCCAGGAGCGCCGCCACGTCGCCGTACAGAGGCGCCGGCGGCTCCTCGGGCTCGCCGGGGGCGGAGGGCAGCGCCTGCGCCGGGACGCTGCGGCGCGCAGCCTCGTCAGCCTGGACGCCAGCGATGATCTGGCCCCACATGGCGTCGTACTCCTGGCGCTCGACGGCCTCCGCGTAGAAGCGGCCACCGTAGGCGCTGTCGAACGCCGTCCAGGCGTGCTTCTCGTCGTCGACGTGCTCGCAGCGGGCCAGGGCGGCGGCGAACAGCTCGCGAGCCGCCGTCGGGTCGTAGCCCTTCGATGCCATGTGCGCGGCGTAGGAGAGCAGCGTGGTCCACTGCTCGCCACGGGGGATCGGGTTGCGCATGGCGAGGGCGACGGCGCGCGGCGTCTCTCCAGGAGCCACCGGTGCGACCGTGGCCCTCTTCTCGGCGGCGATCGCGGCCATGAGGTCGTCGGGCACCGGGGGCAGATCGTGGACGGGCGGCAGATCGTAGGACTGCGTAGCGAGGCACTTCGCGTTCCAGGCGATGTCGACGCCCGGCAGCAGCCCCACGGTGTGCTTCTTGATCGCGGCGCGCTGCTCCGGGGTGACGCGGTAGAAGCCGTGCAGGCCCCTGCCGCTGTTCGACGGCTTCGACACCTCGGGGAGGTCGCCGTACGCGGCCTGCCATGCCTCGAAGCCGTCAGCACCACCGTCGTGCCGGTCGATGTCCACGCAGAGCACGTCCTCGGTGCACAGGATGCTGAACTGCGCAGCGTGGCCCCACTCCTGAGGCGGATTCGTGGTGGCGTTGGTAGCGGGGTCGGGGATGGACTTCCCAGACGGGTACCACGGGTAGACACGGTAGCCGAGTGCGGCGACGTCGAAGATGCTGCTGGTGGTGGTCACGGTAGTGCCCTTCGTCGTGGTGCGGTGGTTACTTCGAGCCCTGGCGGACGGCAGCCATCTCGGCGATGCGCTGCTCCTCGGACCGCTTGGCCCAGCGCGCCTTCGCGGCGTTGCTGGCGCGGCGGCGGCGCCACTCGGGGGTGTCGATCTTGATGGACGCCTTCAGCGCGGCGTCGGCGCGGTCACGGGTCTCTCGCAGTGCGGCCTCCGTGAGGAAGTCGTCCTGCTGCGCGATGGCCTCGTCGAGCCGGCCGAGCGATCCGACCATCGCGTCCTTCACGAGAGCGAGGTACTGGTAGTCCATGTCTACTCCTAGTTCGTCGGGGTGGTGCGAGCAGCGTACCACATGCTTCGAGGATGCAGGATCCGAGTCCCAAAGCCCCGTTCCCAGCGATCCCGTTGGGACTACGTTTGGGACTCGGTTGGGACTAGTCCCAGCGTTCCCAAAAACGCTCTGACCTGCATCCCAGCAGTCCCAGCCCTCTTGGGATCCCAAGAGTCCCAGGGGGACTACGTAGTAGCCCCTGGGACATGGGCCGCTGGACGGGTGAGATGCGTGTGCTAAGATACGAGCATCGAACACCGACGAACTAGGAGCTAGGCGATGAGCAAGCAGAGCGCACGAGGCGCAGAGTGGGAAGCCCAGCGCATGCGGGTCCTCGACCGGGACGGCTGGGCCTGCACCTACTGCGGCAAGGACCTCGTAGGTGACGACGCCACGGTGGACCACATCGAGGCGCTGAACGGCTCAGGCCGCACCAAGTACACAGACGACGAGCTCTGCTCAGCGTGCCGGGCATGCAACGGACGCAAGAGCGACAAGACCCTGATCCGCCTCGACTACCGCAGCCCCGACTGGTTCTAGGAGAACACCGTGAACAACGCAGCCTTCCTCACCTTCCTCATCGTCTGCTTCGTCGTCCTGCTCGGCCTGCTGTTCATCGCGACGCAGCAGATCAACGAGATAGAGCACACCATGGAGCAGATCGAGCAGCTCCGAGAGCTAAAACGGCAGCTCGACGGGCCGGCCCCGATGTACGAGGCCTGATTGCTAAAATCGGCCGGTCGGGGCTAAAATCGCCGGTCAGGGTTTTATGTTTTTCTGAGCGACCCGCCGCGAAC